CGTATGATTTAGAAACTTGTAAGTTTAATGAAACAGAACCCGAAGAAGAATTTAACCCATCAACTGATTTCTGAATACAAAGAAATGAACAAACACTTTGAGAAAGAAGGTCTAGCTTTTCGTGTTGAAGTGCCTGAATTAAAGGAACACAGCTCATCTCCACGGGTTGTTGTTTATCCGGGAACTGTTCCTGCTATTGGACCAAAACCACCATCACCGGAGGCTATCAAACGAGCACAGTTCGTTGATAAGACTTACGTATGGACTGGGAAGTGAGTTTAATTTTTGATCTTGAGACTGACGGTTTACTGAAAGATGTTTCTACCATCCACTGCCTTGCTATTCATGACCTCACTACAGACAAAACTGTCTCGTATAACGATGAAGGTACACAAGAACCTGTCGTACGTGGGTTACAGAGACTCCAAGATGCTGATCTCATCATTGGTCACAACATTATTGGTTACGATCTGCCTGTTATTAAAAAGCTATACGGCTGGTTTAAGTCTCCTGGTTGCACCATTGATACTTTGCTTTTATCTCGGTTATACCACCCGGACATAATCAAGATAGATAAAAAGCATAATTGGAAGCATATGCCGTTGAAATTGTTCGGCAGACACTCACTCGAATCTTACGGTTACAGACTAGGTGAATTTAAAGGTGCATTCGGTTCCGACACAGATTGGAAAGACTGGTCACAAGAAATGGAAGATTACTGCATACAAGATGTTCACGTTACCACCAAACTTTGGAAACACTTCACACCATACCTGAATGGATCTCGTTAGAGCATCGAGTTCAGGAAATACTTACTCAACAAGAAATACATGGCTGGCGATTTGACGAAGCTTCTGCATGGAAACTTGCATCGGCTCTCAGACAAGAACTTCAAGATACTCACGAGCTATTACGAAGGAAACATCCTTACGTCAGAGGAGGAGAATTCACTCCGAAACGAGATAATGGCACACAGGGATATGTCAAGGGTGCAACCCTTACTCGACTAAAAGAATTCAATCCAACATCAAGGGACCACATCGCATGGATCTTGCAAACGTACTATGGCTGGACTCCGAGCCAGATGACAACTACTGGGAAACCTATCATCGACGAAGTGATATTGAAGGAGATAGGGTCAGAGATTTCTATGATGTTTCTGAGATGTTTGACGGTAACGAAAATGCTTGGTCAGATCTCGGAAGGCACGAACGCTTGGCTGAAGCTATGTACGACTAATGGACGAATACATCACCACTGTTCAGTTGCAACTAATACGCACAGAGCAGCCCACAGAAATCCAAATTTAGCCCAAGTAAATAGTGATGAAAGATTTCGACGACTCTTTATTCCGAGCGAAGGTCTCACTATGGTCGGCGCTGACTTGTCTGGGATTGAGCTTCGTATGCTCGCTCATTACCTTGCTCGTTATGACGGAGGAAGATACGCAAGGATATTACTTGAGGATGACATCCACCAAATCAATGCCGACAAGATCGGAATTTCAAGACGACAAGTAAAGACGGTCACCTACGCAATGCTTTATGGAGCAGGTGATGAAAAAATAGGACATTCTTATGACCAACAGTTATCAACCGCCAAAGCAAAAAAGAAAGGAAAAGAGATTAGATCAGCGTATGTGGAGGCTATTGATGGACTCGGTGACCTCTTGGAAGCAATTAAGAAAGTTGCGGAGAAAGGCTCCATTCGATCTCTCGATGGAAGAAAAATTGCTTTGGATAGCCCGCACAAGGCATTGAACTATCTGCTCCAATCAGGAGCTGGTGTCATTGCTAAGCGGTGGATGGTTATCAATCAAGACACTATTAAACAAGCACAGATATGTGCATCACAACTAGCTTTTATACATGACGAATTACAGTTCGAGTGTTCTAGAGAACATGTATCAGAACTATCAACATCCTTGGTATATTCAGCTCTCGCAGCTGGAGAATACTATGACATGCGAATCAAAATCGAAGCTGAAGCCGTCCAAGGAAAAGACTGGAGTACCACCCACTAATGCTATACAACAAAAACAAAAAAGAAACAAAGTCCACAAAGAAGAAGACAACACAAGGTCAAGGTCGTTTAAGTAAACCTAAAGGTGATCGCAAGATGAGTAGGGGGCAAGGATGAGAATCTTTATTGACTCTGCTAACACTGGTGAAATTATTAGATGCCTAGGTACAGGTCTTATTGATGGTGTGACCACTAACCCTAGCCTTCTAAGGAAGGTAGGTAAAGATCCTATTGAGGTATATAAATCACTTGAACAATTAGGTGTTAAAGATGTCTCAATGGAAGTGGTAGGCAACCTACAACAGATGGAAAAACAAGCAAATAAATTGATAAGTATGTTTGGTGATATGTGTACTGTCAAACTTCCTATGAATCAAGATGGATTGAAGCTATGTAAGTACCTATCTGAAAATGGTGTACGTACTAACGTAACACTAATCTTTAATGCTGCTCAAGCCTTGCTTGCTGCTAAAGCTGGTGCAACTTATGTATCACCATTTGTTGGTCGCATTGATGACCAAGGTTACTCAGGTCTTGAGGTTGTTAGAAGCATCGCTGGCTTGTACAAAACTACTGGTCTTAGCACTCAAGTACTAGCAGCATCTATCCGAACTCCTCATAGAGCAGTTAGGTCTTATTACAACGGAGCTGATGTAGTCACTATGCCTTCACCTGTCTTTTGGCAGATGTTTGAGCATGTACTAACTGAATCAGGTTTGCGTCAGTTTGAGGTTGATTATGAAACTTTTAATTGATGCTGATTACATTGTCTATAAGAGTTGCGCTGCTGCTGAATATGATATTGATTGGGGCGATGATGTCATTATGGTCGGCTCTAAATTCTCTGAAGCCTACAATGGTGTAAAGAGAGATCTTGATCGTATTAGTGGTGAGTTCTTTGACTCTGAAGTCATCCTATTCTTCAGTGACTCTATTAACTTTAGAAAGCGTGTTGCTCCTGACTATAAAGGTCATCGTAACCGTAAGAAACCATGCGGCTATCGTCGTGTGATATATAAACTCCATGATGAATATAAAGTTATTCGTATGCCTGAACTGGAAGCGGATGATGCTATGGGTATCTATGCAACATCGAATGATGACTGCGTAATTGTTTCACCTGATAAGGATATGAAACAGATACCTGGAAGGCTATACAACATGGAAGAGATGTTCACAATCGATAAACAATCTGGATGGGAATGGTTTCTTATCCAAACACTTGCTGGTGACTCAACTGATGGTTATTCAGGAGCACCAGGATTCGGTGTAAAAACTAGCGCAAAATTTTTTGCCGAATACGGATACACTTGGAATAGTGTGGTCCGAGCGTTCATTCAAAAAGGTCTGACGGAAGAAGATGCTTTAAGGAATGCACGATTAGCAAAGATCCTTACAGCAGATGATTATGACAACGGACCAATACTCTTCAACCCCTCCACCGTTTCCAGTTACTGACTTAACGATGGAGCAACAATTTAAGATGAGACAACTAGAAGATGGTGTAGAAAAAGCTAGCAAGGAAGACCTTATTACTATCTTGTTAGCACTACAGCGTCAGTGTTTTGTCTTAGGAAACAACGTTAAAAACTTACTGTCTCAATGGTAAACAAATCACCCTCTCACTACACCCGTGGAGCTATTGAGGTCTGGGATTTCATTAGAGATCAAGATCTAAATTATCACCTTGGTAATGCTATTAAATATATTTGCAGAGCCGGTCACAAAAGTCCTGCGACGAAAGAGGAGGACATTAAAAAGGCTATCCACTATCTTGAAAATGAACTCGAACACAGCACGTACAACACCCCGCTCACTTTCCGACCAAGCAATTCAGTTCCGTCAAGCTTATGGAATCCAGAACTCGACGGAGAGCCGGACTATGCAACTGGGTTTGATCGCTGAGGAATTCGAGGAGTTCAGATCAGCTGTCAATACAGAAACATATGAGAATGAATTAAAAGAGTTAGCAGACCTTGTTTATGTTTGCTTTCAGTATGCAGAAAATATGGAATGGGATCTAGAGGAAGCACTTGATCGTGTCCATAAATCAAACATGTCAAAGCTTGGCTTAGATGGTAAACCTATCCGTCGAGCTGACGGAAAGGTTCTTAAAGGACCAGAATATCAACCACCAATTTTGAAAGATCTTGTCAATGTCTAATCTTATTTCTCGCACCGGACGGGTGCAATCATGGATCGATGATCCCGAAGGACGCTTGCCAGTGTCCTGCACAGTATTTGTTGTTGAAGACTCAATGGAGGGTCCTAATGGAATCGAAGCTTCATGGCGTTTCGCCTCTCATGCACTCCGTAATGGCGCTGGAGTCGCGATCCACCTTTCAAAACTACGACCGCGAGGAAGCGACAATGGCTCTGGTCTCATTGCTAGTGGTCCAGTCTCGTTTGGAAGAATTTATAGCGTCCTCAATGAAACACTAAGACGTGGTGGTCGATACAAGAACGGTGCTTGCGTCCTACACCTAGACGCGTCGCATCCTGACATTGAAGAGTTCATCAGAACACCAAGAGATGTCCTCCCATGGGTTAAGCGATGTGTAAACATCACTGATGAATGGTGGAACGATATGGATCCACTAACTAAACAGTATCTATTAGGAGCAATTAAAGCCGGTGACATCTGGCTGAATAAAGTTAAGTATGAAGGAACAAAAAGAATACGTGGAAACGTTTGTCTTGAAGTGTACTTGCCCAGTCGAGGAACCTGTTTGCTACAGCACGTCAATCTTGGAGCCTGTACATATGAAGACATCCCAAAAGCTTACCGTGTCGGGATGCAAGAACTTTGTGAGTTACATTCAAGGACGGGTGTTGGAGAGACTGGAGAGTACCTACCTTCTGCCACTGATCGACAGGTTGGACTTGGAGTATTGGGTCTCGCAAATCTCTTGCGGAGATACAACGTTAGTTACGAGCAGTTTGGACGTGCACTTCAACAATTTAGTAACAATGAAACAAAAGCAACAGTAGCTTATGAGCTTGTTGCTCGCATCGCTCAGGGGATCAAGGAAGCCTCTGAAATTGCTCATCAATACAATATGGTTCGAGCCTTTGCAATCGCTCCCACAGCGTCTTGTAGTTACCGCTCACAGGACACAGATGGATTTACTTGTACTCCTGAGATAGCACCACCTATTGCACGAACTGTTGACCGTGACTCTGGCACCTTTGGTGTCCAAACTTATGATTATGGCGAAGTAGAAATTGCATCCGAAGTTGGATGGGATAATTACAAAGCTGTTTCTGATGGTATTATGAAACTATACCAAAGCAGTGGACTTCTTCACGGATACTCTTTTAATTGGTGGTCAGATATGGCAACAATGAATGAGGAGTTTATCGAAGAGTGGCTACGGTCTCCACAAACCTCTCTTTATTACAGCCTTCAAGTAATGGGTGATGTACAAGATAAGTCTGACGCATATGCTGCTCTTGAAGATGCAGATGTAGATGAGTATCTTGCATACCTATTTAATGAGTCGGCAGAAGAATGGGAGGATGATTCTTTAGAACCTCAATGTGATTGTGCAGAATAACAATGAATCCTTACGACAAACTAATGGCGCGGAAGCGCAAATGGACACCGGTAAAACCTGTTGCCGGTACATGCCGGGAAGGCGCAGAAGAGACGATACACCGTGCTCTTGCCTTAAGACATATGGAACTACCTGTGGGAGATTTTATAACTGATGCCCTGGCTACTGAAGTGCCGCCTGTGGCACGCGACATACTCCTCTCAAACGTCACCGATGAAGAGAATCACGACCTGGCTCTCGGTTACATCGCCGATGCTTACGGTGTGGATGACAAGGCAGAAGCAGAAGCACTTAAACTTAAAGAAGCGTGGATGGCGCATCCAGATCACACAGTGCTCAAAGCCATGGTCGCTGAGCGTGCGATCTTCTTTGTATTACTCCCATTTTTTCGGTGGAATGGTGACGCTGGAATGCGTACCGTATCCGCTGACATCTCAAGAGATGAGCAAATTCATGTTGCAACCAACTCTCTCGTGTGTACGGAACTTGGACTCAGACCGTCTGCTTCCCTGGATAAACTCAGGAAGGCAACAATCAACTGGGTTATGCAACCACTAGGTAGTAATACTAAAACTAGATATTTGGATAAAAAATTTTGGCTTGATAGTAGTGACAACCTAATGTATCAGGGTAAGGCTCCTGAATTTGCTGCTACTAAAGCTGGACGTATGCCTGCTTTTTTTGAACACAGTAATGTCAACCTCCCCTCGTACGCTTAGTATCTTAGAAGCTAGAGGCATTGAACTCAATGCCATTATTAACCAATTAAATAATAACTTTCCACCTTTTAACCCTAGTCCTACTGACGACATGAACATGATTATGTACAAAGCTGGTCAACGTTCTGTCGTTGAGTGGCTACTAGATAGAATAGAGGAGGAGACTAATGGCTAGTATTCAAAGTGATAATAGTTTGTGGGAAAAATTCCAAGAACTTATAGTTGATGGAAAATTAAACCCTGCAGAAATTCAGCAGCTTAAACTTGAAACTGGTGTCAGTAATCAAGAATTTTCTGAGATGATTAATGATGGTCTTGCGTTAGTATCTCAAGATCCTGATACGTATGTTACTGATGAAAATTTTGATGGTGAAATTAAATTAACAGATTTTGGTAACAACAACCTTTGGAATTTTGTTTCCGGCAATAACACCTTAGAATATGGTCATGTACCAACTCAACCTGCACCTACAGTAGAGCAATTTGAAGAACTACTTGGTTATGATAGCGATAGTGATAGCAGGGTAGAAGATTTCATTGAACAGGCTATGGACGCCTACAATGATGGTATCAGAGATGTTAGGGATGATGATCAAGAACCTCTTGATTTTGATTCATTAGGAACAACCTTTCATGGTGGTCAAGGATTCGATGAGGATGCCTTAAGAGAGTACCTGGAAAGTCCTAATGGTAGAGGTATAGTTGAAAGTATCAGACGTAATGAAACTCATGGTAATTTTAATTGGAATAATTCTGGTGGTGATTGGACTTTTGATTACTATGATAATTCTCAGTTACCTCCAGATACAGAAGAAGAAGAAGATGATGAAGGCATTAGAGACTTTGATCCTATTGAATACAACACTCCTCTTGAACCATGGGTAGTTGAGTACCAAAGAACAGAACATCTTGGTCAGATAATAGACCCTAATTACCAATCAGAGCACCTTCGTAATTATGAAGCAATGTCTGATGAGGAAAGGCAGGCAGTATTAACTGCAACTGGTTTAACTGATGCTGAGTGGAGAGCACTAGATGCTGAGTATGTAGCTGAACAAGGACTCAACATTGAAAATTATGGAGAAGCGATAGATCGTATTTCTGGACAAATTCAAGGTGTAACAGCAGATATTGAGGCGACGAGAGGAGAGCTTAAATCGTTTGATGAAGTCAGAGAAGTACTAAATATGTTCCAACCACAGAACTATGAAGTAGCTGATTATGGAATTACAGGAGACATTGAATCTAGACAACAAACTCTAGATCAAATGGCTAGGTTTGATCCTGACCCTTTATCTTATCAAGGACCTGTTCAAGTATTACCTGAGTATGTTCAACCTGAGTACGGAACTTATGTAGCACCTGAGCGTGAAGAGTTTATTGCTCAAGAATTAGAAGAACTTGATCCTGGCGATCCATATGACTTTGAGTATGGTCAACGAGATGAAGATGACCGAGAGTATGAAGGTAATGATCCTGATCTAGGAGATCCTGATGACGGTACACCTATAGATGATACTGAACCAACTCCTGAACCTGAACCTGAACCCACTCCTGAACCTGAGCCCGAACCCACTCCTGAACCAGAACCAGAACCAGAACCAGAACCAGAACCTGAGCCTGAACCAGAAACTGGAGACCCTTGGGATACAATTGAAACTGCAGATTGGTTCCCCGAATGGAAAAAAAGTCTATTTGCAGACAATCCAAATCGAACAGAGGCTAGTGGTCAAAGCACGTCTAGAGGAACAGATGCTGATGGCAATGTAACAGGTTACCAGTTGAACTATACAGCGCAACGTGATGGAACTTTTGATTATACTATTATTGATCAATCAAATAATAGAGAAGTTAAATGGAATGACCTAGATAATATTGCTAAATGGAATATGATTCCCCAGCATATTAGAAATAAACAGAAAAAAGGACCTGCTGAAGGTGCTTATGATGACTGGGATCTTACAGGTGCAAGAGCGATAATAGATGGTCAGTTGGTGCAATATAATGAAGACGGCAGTACGACTCCTATATAAGGAGACTGAAAACAATTATGAAAGACACGGCTTACAGTCGGTACTCTCTCCTTCGATCAGATAGAGATCAGTACCTAGAGACTGCTATGGAAGCAGCTAAACTAACTCTTCCATATCTCATCCGTTGGGATGATGAGGATAATGTCAAATCTAGGAGATCTCTTCTTACACCATGGCAAAGTGTAGGAGCTAAAGGTGTTGTCACCTTGGCTTCTAAACTTATGCTGGCATTGATGCCTGCTCAAACTAGCTTCTTCAAACTACAACTAGATGAAGCTAAATTGATTGAACAGAATATCAATGCACAGGTAAGAACAGAATTAGATCTTAGTTTTGCAAAGATTGAACGAACAATTAATGAACTGATCTCAGCTTCTGACGATAGAGTTGTCATACATCAAGCAATGAAACATCTTGTTGTTGCTGGCAATGCTCTTATCTTTATAGGTAAGGATCATCTTAAATTATTTCCATTAAACAGATACGTTATTGACCGTGATGGTGAAGGTAATGTAATTGAGATTGTTACTCGTGAACGAATTAATCGTGACCTAGTAATGAAACAGATGCCTGCTGAATTTACACAAGCAGTTAATCGTGTTGGTGATGATGGTGAACATAGTGATGCTGAAGATAATGATGTTGATGTGTACACTCACGTATTACGTGATGACAAGAACTATGTATGGCATCAAGAGTGTCAAGGATATGTGTTAGAAGGTTCTTATAGTAAAGCACCTGTAGATAACACACCTTGGATTGCACTTAGATTCAATACTGTTGATCAGGAACCCTACGGTCGTGGTCGAGTAGAAGAATTTATGGGTGATCTAAAGTCACTTGAAGCACTCTCTCAGGCACTCGTTGAAGGCTCTGCAGCAGCAGCTAAAGTTGTCTTTGTTGTATCACCATCAAGTACAACTAAACCACAGACCCTGGCTCAAGCTAGGAACGGTGCCATTGTCCAAGGTAGACCGGAGGACATTGGTGTTGTTCAAGTAGGTAAAGGAGCTGATTTCCAGACTGCTGCACAACAGATGCAAGTACTGGAGAAGCGATTAGCTGAAGCATTCATGGTTCTTCAGGTAAGGAATAGTGAGCGTACTACTGCTGAAGAAGTACGTATGACACAGATGGAACTAGAGCAACAGCTTGGTGGATTATTTAGTCTACTTACTGTTGAGTTCTTGGTTCCATATTTAAATCGTAAGATGTCAATGCTAACCAAAGCAAAGTCTATTCCTAAGATACCAAAAGACTTTGTTAAACCTACGATTATTGCTGGTCTTAATGGTGTTGGTCGTGGCATGGATCGTGAAGCATTAACTAACTTCATGACTACTGTTGCTGGAACCCTTGGACCTGAGGCAATGATGAAGTTCATCAATAGTGATGAAGCAATTAAACGACTAGCAGCTGCAATGGGTATTGATACTCTGAACCTTATTAAGAGTATGCAAGATCAGCAACAAGAACAACAAGCTGCTCAGAACTCAGCCATTGATAT